TAAAAAAATAGTAAAATTATGGCAGGATCAGTCCAAGCAGCCCCAGGTTTTGATTTGCAACCTAGTTCGCATCAAACCCCGTTGGCATCAAATTATATTACTGACTTCAATTTTTTGAATCAGTACTTACCAGACACATACGAAAAAGAATTCGAGCGTTATGGTAACCGAACAATCTCTTCATTCATTAGAATGGTAGGGGCAGAAATGCCTTCTAACTCAGACCTTATCAAATGGGCAGAGCAGGGAAGATTACACACGAAGTACACAAACTGTGGAGTATTAGCTTCAACAGGGGCGGCAGAGCCAGTATTTCAAATAAACGATGTACTTAACCCTGCAGGGTCAACAGCACAGCCTGGTTCAGGAGCAGTTGTTCAGGTAGCAATTAGAGTAGGTCAAACAGTTGTTGTTGTAAACAACGATGGTTCAGGAGAGTTTAAAGGTATCGTTACGCTTGTTAATCTTGCAAACAACCAGGTAACTATTGCAATGTATGCTGCAGCAGGTTACACAGGTGGTACAGGAGTAGGGAACGCTGACGCAAGCATCTTTATTTATGGTTCTGAGTTTAGAAAAGGAACAAACGGAATGCAAGGTTCTTTAGAGGCTGATGATTTCATCTTCGAGAATTCACCAATTATCATTAAAGATAAGTATGCAGTATCAGGTTCTGATATGGCACAGATCGGATGGATTGAGGTGACTACAGAGAATGGAGCTTCAGGTTACCTATGGTACTTGAAGTCTGAGCATGAAACTCGTTTACGTTACGATGACTACCTTGAAACTGCAATGATTGAAGCAGTTCCTGCTGAAGCAGCTTCAGGAGCATTAACTCAAACCACTTCAGACCAGGTTGGAAACAAAGGTTCTGAGGGTGTATTCTACGTAGTACAAAACAGAGGTAATGTATGGTCAGGTGGAAACCCTAACGCTTTAGGAGATTTTGACAACATCATATCTCGTCTAGATAAGCAAGGTGCTATTGAGGAAAATGTAATTTTCTTAAACAGAGACTTTGGTTTTGACATTGACGATATGTTAGCTGCTCAAAATTCTTACGGTGGTGGTGGTACTTCTTACGGTCTTTTTGACAATGATAAGGAGATGGCACTTAACTTAGGATTTACAGGATTCCGTAGAGGTTATGATTTCTACAAGACAGACTGGAAATACCTAAACGACCCAACAATGCGTGGAGGTGTAGACGGAACAGGAAGCATCAATGGTTTATTAGTACCTGCAGGTTCAACTACAGTGTATGACCAAATCATGGGTAAAAATGCTAAACGTCCTTTCTTGCACGTTCGTTACAGAGCTTCAGAAACTGAGGACAGACGTTACAAAACTTGGATTACTGGTTCTGCTGGTGGTGCAAAAACATCTGACTTAGATGCGATGGAAGTAAACTTCTTGAGTGAAAGAGCTGTATGTACCCTAGGTGCAAACAACTTCTTTATCTTCCAAGATTAAGTAGCTTAAATATAGAGGTGGCAGAAACCCTAGAAGGGATGCCACCTCTTTTTTATAAATTAAATTCAAATTATATCTAATGAAAAAAAATGTCCAATTAGTAGACAAGGTCTACAAGTTAACAAGGAACGCAGCGCCTTTATCTTTCATGCTTGCAACAAGACACACTAGAAGATTCCCATTACTTTGGTTAGACGAAGAGGAAGGGGTTCAAAGAGCTTTACGTTATGCTAGAAACCAGAAATCACCTTTTGAAGATGAGCAGGATGGTAACGCAATACTAGAGCCAATTATTTTTGAGGATGGNTTCCTAAGGGTTCCTAAATCAAACCAAATACTACANAGGTTTTTATCTTTACACCCACACAATGGATCAAAGTTTAAAGAGCTTGACAACTCTAAGGAGGCAAAAGAAATTGTTGAAAATATTAATATAGAGGTTGATGCGATGATCGAGGCGCGTTCTTTATCTATAGTTCAGCTTGAAACTCTAACTAGGGTTTTATTTTCTAAAGACCCTTCTAAGATTAGTACAGACGAAATGAAGAGGGATATATTGGTTTATGCTAGGAGAGACCCGCACGAGTTTATGGCTATCATAAATGACCCTGTATTAAAGCTTCATGCAACCGTACATAAATTTTTTGAGGAAGGTCTTATTAAGTTTAGAAACAAACAAAAAGAAGTCTGGTTTAATACCAAGACAAACAAAACAAGGCTTTGTACTATACCATATGGCGAAGACCCTATATATATTATCTCATCATTCTTTCAGTCTGATGATGGTGTAGATGCTTTAAAGCACCTAGAAAACCTGTTGGATTTATAGTTAGGTTTAGTAATATCAAAAGGAGGGGTCAAATTTATGACCTCTTTTTTTTTTAACTATATTTGTGTAAATAATAGTTAGGATGATAAACGATATTCGGAACACAGTTTTAGCCGTATTAAATAAAAACAATTACGGATATATCTCTCCACAGGATTTTAATTTATACGCACAACAGGCTCAGATGGATTTGTTTGAGGACTACTTCTATGCTTATAACTATCAGGTAAATAAAGAAAACCAAAGGACATCAGGTACAGGATATGCTGACCTAAAAAAAGGGTATGTTGAGGTGATTGATTTTTTCTCAGTAACATCAAGCCTAACACCAGCACCAACAATTCTTTTAGCAAACAAGTATTTTTTACCATCTCTTTTAACTACAGGGTCTGACTATTATCAAATAAACAAAATATTTATAGGCGGCACAGAGTTGGAAAGGGTTGAGCAAAGTAAAATTTTATTACTTAACAGCTCTCCTTTAACCGCCCCTTCTACAATGTTCCCTGCGTACACCACAGAGGGTAATATTGCCACAGTATACCCTGCACTTACTGCGCCTATACCCGATGTAGTTAGTCAGTACATAAGGTATCCTAAGGCGCCTAAATGGACCTACGTAGATTTAGGTACAAATAGTGAGCCTGTTTTTGACCAAACGCAGCCAGACTACCAGGACTTTGAATTGTTCCCAGACGATGCTACAGACTTAACGATGAAAATTTTGCAGTACGCGGGGGTTTCTATAAGAGAGGCATCGGTTGTTCAATACGCAGGAGCTAAAGAGGCTGCTGAAACTAATAGCGAGAAATAGATATGTCATACATTAGCCAATACGAATACTACGAAAATGGAGGTAATGCGCCTGAAAATGAAAACTGGGGTTCATACCAGTACGTATCGTTAAAAGATATAGTTGTAAACTACCAGTTGATGTACTCAGGAAATCATTCGTTAGTAAATAATGAGGAGAGGTACAAGATACTGTTCCATGCTAAGAGGGCAATCCAGGAGTTAAACTATGACGCTTTTAAGGAAATAAAAGTATTGCAGCTAACTGTATGTGAAGACCTTAGGTTTATTCTTCCTTCTGACTATGTGAATTGGGTTAGGATATCTTACTATCAAAATGGTGTTATAAGACCAATGGTAGAAAACATCCAGGTAAACTCCGCACAGGCTTACCTGCAGGACAATAACTGCAACATACTTTTTGATCAAAACGGTGGTGTATTAAAGCCTGAGTTTTCCCCGTTAGACTTTGACAGGATAACGGCACAACAGCCGAGTATATATCTAAACACCCTAAGCCCCTACAATGGTTTGCTTGGATATGAGTTTGAAGGTCTTTGGTACTTTAATTTTGCGGTAGGTGCTAGGTATGGCTTAAACACTGAAACAGCAAACGCCAACCCAACATTTAGGATAGACAAAAAAGCAGGTGTAATAAACTTTGATTCTACCATGGCAAACAATAGCTGTATCTTGGAGTATGTTTCAGACGGTATGGAGAATGGTATTGATTCGGATGTTACGGTAAACAAATTATTTGAGGACTATGTATACGCTTACATTAGTTATCAAATATTAAACTCTAAGCTAGGGGTTCAGGAGTATGTGGTCAACAGGTCTAGAAAAGCCAAGACAGCCCTCCTAAGGAACGCAAAAATAAGATTAAGCAATATACACCCAGGAAGATTGTTGATGAGTCTAAGGGGAAGAGATAAGTGGATAAAGTAATATGGCTACATTTCAAAGAAATTTTATACAGGGTAAAATGAATAAATCCGTTGACGAGAGACTCGTGCCAAACGGACAATATATTGATGCAGTAAACGTAAGGCTAGGCTCTTCTGAGTCTTCTGAGATAGGTGCTGTTGAAAACTCTAAGGGAAACACAAAACTAACATCTTTGTCTTACCTGGGTCAGCCATTAAGTGATAGTGCTAGATGTATTGGTGCTTTTGAAGATGGCGCAAACGAAACAATATACTGGTTTATACACGACTCAAACTTTGGGTCTACAAGCCCGACAGGAAAAATAGATTTAATTGTCTCGTTTAATATTACAACTAGCATACTGGTATACCATGTAATAAGTGTCGCAAACAGTAGCGTATTGTCTGACAAAACTGTTTTAAATTTTAATGATAAATACCTAATAACGGGCATAAACCTTGTTGATGGCTTGCTGTTCTTTACAGACAACTACAACCCGCCTAGGTTTATAAATGTAAGTAGAAAATATTCAAACCCATCGGGGACACCTTTAGTAGATGGGGGCGGCAACGCTGTTTTATTGGAAGAGTCGTTGCTGGTTATAAAAAAACCACCATATAGTGCGCCTAGTATTGAGTTGACCACAACCTCTGGGGGTGATGAAAACTATTTAGAAGAACGTTTTATATGTTTCGCTTACAGGTATGAATACCAGGATGACGAATACTCTGCAACCTCACAGTTTTCAGATGCGGCATTTAGCCAAAAACCATTTCTTTTTAGTACAGAGGCTTACTTAAATGATGGCGCTGTAAACAGGTTTAATACGGCTATTATCACATACAACTCTGGCGGTCCTTTGGTTACATCTATAGAGCTGTTGTTTAAAGACAGTGATGGTACTGTTGTCAAGGTTATAGAAAAGTTGAATAAATCTAATCTAGGTTTAGCAGACAACACTGAGTATACATACAACTTTAGGAATAGTAAAATATTTACAATACTTCCAGAGGCTGAACTACTTAGGCTTTATGACAATGTCCCTTTATTAGCACAAGCTCAGACACTTATGGGTAACAGGCTAATGTATGGCAACTACATTGAAAACTATAACCTTTTAGATAGTAACAATTCACCTGTAAGGTTTGAGTTTGAGACTAAACTTATAACTGAACTAATAGGATTTAAAGAATTGGAAGACTCTAAAGATGATGTTAGCTATAACTTTGGTTCATCAGTAACCGTTACAGGTGCACAGCTTGTGTTTGACCTTACGGATATCGAGCTAAAGGCAGGTTCTCTTATATCTATTGACGCCTCCTTTTCTCACAGCTCATTTGCAGGAAACACACCCACAGAGCAGACGCAGGAAACCGAGGCTGTATTTGGGTATACACTAAACCAAGATTTTAACAGCGTATATGATCTTGCCACAAGTGTAGACTTCCAAGAAAAAATAGGTATTGGCGG